AGCAAGCATCATAAGTGTAGTAAGTGTCATTTTAACCTCATCAATTCAATTTTATCACGACATTTGAACCAACCGAGCTCATCTTGACCCTTGATGCTACCCAAATAATCGCATCCGAGCTCTTTTGCCATTTTATGGCCAACGGAATTCGAAAAAAACAAGTCGGACATGATAATTAATATCATGCACAACGAAAAAATTAGCAAAATTTTGAAAAAATTGTTATTCAAAAGACAGCCAACATTGCAGCAAGCAGAAAAAGTGCAGCGTTTACAAAATTTCCTGCTAAAAGTGAGTGTGCCGAAGCGAAAACGAACATTCCCACTAGAGCCCAAGAGATTTGCAAGTGATTAATAATCACAAATTCACGCATTTTTTCAGAAATTTCATTAATTTTATTCATATTCATCTTTCCAAGTATCATTTTCACCAACTGCAACCCAAACATTTTGAACTTGACACTTCGGCCAGCCCAATTTTATTGAATTTACCGCTTCTTGAGCAGATATAGCACCCACTTCTTCATATGAAGCTGTGTTTGTTTCCCAAAAAAACTCAACCATATAATAATTCCAACTCATATCAACTCCAAGTCCTGTGCCTTTCAGCAACGTGTTCTAAACCATCATATTCTTCAATGTACCAATTCACATCATCGGGTATTTCCACAACTTTTAAATCAGCATAGGCACCATCAGCAGCACCACGTTCTACTATTTCAACCAACACTGGACAATCCCGAGGAATGTCATAGTACCAAAAATTTTTATCCGTAATGCCTTTACGGTCTTTGTATTCTTTCAATGCAGCCTCAGATAAACCGAAACCACCATGACAATCATTAATCACAACTTTCATTTTACTTCCTTATATATTTCTAATAACACTCAGCGTCTTGCACTTCAATGTCAAAATCTTCTAAGGTACAACCCAGCATTGCTTTCAATTCTAAATCAGGTTGATATTTCAACGATAATTCTAATTCACGAAATTCTTGCTCAGAATTTTCTCTGGTAATTTCAGCACCTCGCATATTGTACCGTTCACGCATGGTACGCCGAATTGCTGTCGATTGTTTAGAATTGGTCATTTTGATTCATCTTCCTAACACCGCTGGCCATCATAATCAAACCAGCAGAAGCAAAAATAACACACAACAATAAACTGTTATCTGGATTTTCCATGCCACCTACTGAACCAAAAGCAATTAGTAAACCAAGAAAAAATCTTATCATATCGTTTCCATTTCTTCTAAAGTTTCTTTTCTCATTAAATCGGCATCCTGAATAGCGAATGAAAGTAAATCACACAATCGCTCACCAGCCGAACCAGTAAGAATTTCTGCCAGCATATTCAATTCGGCTTCATTCATTTTGGTAATATTATCAGCAACTGAAACAACAACAAAAGAATTTATTTTATTCATTAGGCAACCTCACTCTTTTCTTCCATCATTTCAGACAAAATAAATTTAGCACGATTCATATATTGGCGAGAATCATTGGTAGCACCCATCGCAAGCAATTCTTGAGCATCCGATAAAATACCCATCACAACCATTTCCAAACCACTCAAGCGAGCGGTAAAGGAATTCATGTATTGCTCACGAATATCGGACTCGGTCATGCCATAACATTGTTTTTCAAATTCAGTCATTTTAGTTCCTCTATCAGTTTCTAAGTTACCAGTATAACATAGAATACCATGATTGGCAAGCCCTAGTCCTAAGTTGTTGTTTTTACGCAACATTAAGTCTTTAGTATTACTTTCTCAAAATGCATCAAAATTGAAATATTTTGGTGTTTCTTTCACCAAAATCAAGGTCACGCCATTTTTTTCAAAGATGAATTGACCAGTTTTGTTGTTGAATTTCACCAAGTCATCGGTAGTAAAATCTTCATCACCCCAACCATCTTCATCATCATTAACAGGACTAACCAATGTGGTTGGTGCATCATTAAGTTCTGACTTCTTCTTAGAAAAGAAACGCCAGTTGATACAGATTTCTTTTGATGACAACGGTGCGCCATTCCAAATGGAAGGACTTGTACGGTCTGCCTTGCGGTCACCTTTGTAGATTTCCACACTATATGTTGTACCACCATCAAACTCAGCCTTCACGTTTAGAATACGCATTGCTTCTTGTGGTGTTTCACCATAACGGTTCATTTCTTCAACCAATGCCTTTAACATATCAAAGTTAAATGCACCGAATACAGAAGCAATACCCACAATGGTGTCAATCGTTTTCAATTCAGGTTTGGCCAGATTGTCATAGCAGTATTCACGGATGAATGCCTCATCCAGACCTTTGAAGTCAACCATGTAAAAGATACGACCTGGTCGGTTACGCATATGTGAATCAACACGCCATTTGTCGTTGCTGGTCAGCATGAATAGTTTCTTTGATGAATAAATGCCATCAAGCAATGTCAGCAACTCTTCCTGTTCTTCTGAATTGTAAACCTTTTCAAACTCATCAAACATCACAATACATGGTTGTTGAATGGATTGAATCAGCGTATTGAATTTGTCACCAATCCAAGCATGATTGATAACGATAGTTGGCACACCTTGTTTGGCCAACTCAACACAGATATTTTTACTCAACAAGGTTTTGCCTGAACCTTTTTCACCAACAAGCATGACACCTGTTGACTTTTCACGGTCCCAAAAACTATTGATAATCCGTTCTGTATTGCGGATTGTATCACCATACATTCTGGTGGGTACATCAAATGATTCAATCTGTTCAATGTAAAAATTCTCAAACGGATCCTGCTTTACGACATAGTTACCAGCAGGCAACGATTCGTGCAAATCCATAGATTCTTTTGTGGCAATACGGAATGTATTGCCTGATTTCATGTAATAACTCACAACTTTTCCAATTCAACTTTTAATCGGCGATGGAAAGAATCTTCTCCATCATCACCACTTACTAACCAATCAATGCGCTGTGCATAGACATATGCCTGTCTTAGAATAACTAAACCTTTTTTAAATTCTTCAATTGTTTCGGGAGTGAAATGAGAACCTTTGCGGCCACCATATTCATCTAATTCTTCTGAATCATTGTCCAGAATCAACTGTTCCACTTCATCAGCAATATTGCCAATTTCCCATTGCATATAACTAAAATGTCCACCACTCATTTAATTTTGCCTTCTTTACTCATTGTTTCCATTTGGTCGAAAAGATTTTGGAAATAAACTTCATAATAATCAGCCAAAGCGGTCATTTGCTCTGGTGTCGAACCTTTACTTACGAACAAACGAATGTCCTCTGTGATATTCCAGCAACGGAGAATATTCTGTTCCAAATCAAACCTATCACTCATACTAACTCCTAATCGTAGGCAATACCATTCATTGGTCTTGTTCCATCCCAATGTCCTTTGGTCACACAAACACCCTTATGCCTTACTTTTAGTGGGGCATCTAGATTCTGCAACTGCGCTCGAACCACTTCACAATCACGCTTGTTCTCAAACTTCATGGTGGTCTTATCCATAAAATCACCACCAGGAGAATAGAAAGCAATTATCAATATCCAAGCACTATTCATTTTCTTTTTACTTTCGCAATCAATTCATTGGCTTCCGGATAGTCCGTCAGTCCCATGCCTTCCGCATAGATTTCGACCAACTGCATACGCATCATTTCGATAATACCTTCACAATCGATTCTATCTCTTTCTGGTAGAGAACTCATAAAAATCTCTACTTGGTCCCATTCTTCGATGTTCCAGATAATGTCTGCGAGAATCTTTTGGCGCTTATTCAGGCCAGTAATTACGATATCATTCATTTTCATATTCCTTTTGGTAAACCAACAAATAAACGGATTCTAATTCTTTATACGGAAAGACATTCGCATAACTTTTCATCGCATCTTCCAAATCTTCACCACCAATCAGGTGGAACTCACCCGTAGTGGAACGACAACCATACGTTTTCCAATCGAAACTCATAATTTAACTCCTATGCCATTTCATCAATATTGGTACCTTTATCAAGGTCTTTTGTTTTAATTGCCTGCAATTCAACCTGACGGTCTTTGATTACTTTAATCTGCTGTTGCTTGATTGTTTCTTGGTGGACAAGTTTCTGCAATTCAATTTTATGTGCCATGGCGGCATTGATACCACTTAGTTTCATTCTTCAACTCCAAAATGTTGTTTAATCAGATCCGAAGCAAGGAATGGTTCTGCAATATCAGCAATATTGGCACATTCTCTGATAATCAACTCGGCAAATTTTATCAATTGCGTAGTATTTACTTCAGGATAGGTACTGCCGCCTGCTTCTAATGCAATCTCTCTGATTTTTTCATTCATCTTCTTCACCTTCATAACATGGCAAGGTACCATTACAACAATGGAAACAGGTATAAGGCACACCAGATTCATCTAAGTCATTGAACCAGTTACCACCACACCGAGGACAATCTATTTCTTTTTTATCGTCATTCATAATACAAAGAAACCTATCAGTAAACCAATCGCAAACGACACTATGCAAAACCATATGATACACAGTATGAACCACATATCATTTTCTAAGAATTCTTTCATTTGCTTGCAACCACACATTCCTTAGGGAGAACACACTTGTCATCAAAACCCATAGAATCACCACCCCAATAAACAACCATACTAACCAACCATACGGCTAACAACATAAAGACTCCATTATAACATAAACAAAAGTACCTGTGTGGCAAATATATGGAACCTTAAACCAGAATCTCCCCAGAGAATGACGGGGGGGCTCTGAAAAAAGGGAACCTTATTCCTACCGACTGGAACCTTAACCAAAAAACCTCCAGAGAATGACGGGGGGCTATGGGAAACTGGGGCAAAATAGAAAATTAAGGAATCCATCTGTGGTTCCCTAGAGGACTCCTTTTAAGGATCCTTATTCTAATATCCTAAATTTTTTCCAGATATCACATGGCTCACTGCTCATCACTCATCACCAAAATACCCATAGTCCTCATCCGTGCCATAGCCTGCTGAGGCCATTGCTGAATCGAAATCTCCATCCATGCTATCATCATATGACTCCGCATCCAGCTCATCTTCGAGCATCTCAAAAAAGTCCTTCACTATGGAAATTGGTGCATCCACAATTTCTGCCGCCTCGGTGGCGGTCAAACCACGTTCAAACAATTCACGCAATTCCAAATCCAAATTGCTCATTCTGCTCATGTTCTTTCCTTTTAAAATGTATTCAAGGTTGGTTGGTACTCTGCAATATACTGGCGCTCCCTCTGGTGGGCAGGTTTGCGACCTCTCACCACCTCGAGCACCTCATATTGGTACTGTGCTTCTGGCATGGTGCGGATGAAATCACAAAATGTCCAATCCTTGTCCTCACACAGCGCTCTGGAGAGGTGCTTCTGCCATCTTACTTTGACACTACGGAGGAATGCTTGACCTTGGGCGACTGTCAAACCAATGTAATTGTCGCCTGTATCCACGCAGGTTACCTGATAGATAACATGGTTACGGTCGCTGCGCTTTTTTCTCATATATAAAAATCACCTGTGCAAAAGCAAGCATCATACACCATTTCACGGACAGCGGTGTCAAGCGCTTCACCAAATTTAGCACGGTCGCTCTCAGCTAAATTTCTGAGCATGGGCAATATATCTTCCCATTGAGCATTATTAGTCTTAGCGAATTCTACAATTTCGGCAACCTTTGCATTGCCTTCATCCGTGAACATTCCGTAGTAAATCATTTTAAGCCTCATTAATTGAATAAATTACCAAACCCAATTCATTGGCAATTTCATATGCCGTTTCCAAATTGGGAGCTTCGATTAAATCACAACCGTCCTCATGTTCAACAAAAAATTCACTCATTGCAATTCCTTTTAAATTTATTTGCTGATAATTTTTCAATCAGCGGCCTCGAGGATCCGATCCTTCTGCCTTACACCTGAGAACCCATGTTGGCATGGGTCTTTTGTGGTGCCACCGTTCCTCGGTGGTCTCAGAGTGGTTTTTCAATCTATGGAAGGAGTATAACAGAATTGGTGAAAATGGCAATATACTACTTTAGTTCTCCATCCCATTGGTCAACTTCTTCTGGTGCTTCGGTCGCCTCTGATAACGGACACGGACTTTCATCACCACAGCACGGTGCTTATTGTGCTTTGCGACAAAATTCCTTATCTTATTCATTACATACTCCAGTAGGACTCACTTGAAGGTGAGCAATAATAAGGCGTATCGTAACGCTCTTTAATTTCTTTTCCACTCATAATATTGGTTTTGGTGACATAGGTCTCAAACACAAAAACAATAAAACCAAGCTTGCGCTTCGCAGCTGCAACCGCTTCAATATAGTCCTTTGTGGACTCTGCAAAATCAATCACTTGAACCAAACGGCGACCTTCAATGTATCGCTTGTCGGCTTTGTGAATCTCCAACGTGTATTCGGTAAGTTTAGACATAATCGTTCTCCAATACAATGTATTCAATATAAAGGTTATCTAAAGTTTCATTATCCATTAGACTGAGCTCATCACTAGTCCAGCCTTTGAAACTCAGCAACAAAATTAAATCTTCCCGTGAAATAGTATCCATTAAGCGAAGCTCCCATTTAATTCAGAGTATTCAATTGTAGGCTCTTTGTGTGTAATAACACCCTCATAATCGAGCTGACTCTTTTCGAACCAACTAAGATAATCATCACCTTCAATTTTCCAATCAATAATTTCCTCACGGAAATAATCGTTACCACCTTCTAAACCAGCCATAGCGACCACAGCAAGGTAATCGATATTCAGAGGAATGTTGGTTATTTTATATTCAGAACCACCCTTAGCCTTCCAGTATTGGGGGCAAACACCATTACCGTCCCAATCGTGGGCACCGTAATTTTCGTGGATTTGGGTGGAAATGACCAACATCATATTAGTTATCCTTAGGCGGCGATTTTGGTAACAGTAACTTTACCAGGTTTTTTGTTAGCTTTGCGAGCTTTGATACCAACGGGACCGGTTTTCAATGCAAGCAACTTGGCTTCAAGTTTAGCAATACGCTCTGCTTTCTTTACAGCAGCAATATTCTGCTTCGCTTGGCGAGCAATGGCTTTCTCGGTTTTCGCATTAGCACGAGCCGTTTTCAAAGCGGCACGGACTTCAGTAGCCTGAGCACGGAGGGTTTTCATTTCGGACTGAATGTTTTTCAGAGCAACGGAGAGGTCAGAGGTTTTAGACATTTTGTTTCCTTTTCAAGTTTTGATGTTATCAGTATATCACGATTTTTGGCAATTGTCAAGCGGTTTGTGGATTCTGTTGTTTTTCTGCAACATCTGTTTTTCTCGCTTTTTCAATCTATGGAAGGAGTATATCACAATGGGCAAAAAAGGCAAGCCCCCTCGAATAGTCGACCGGAATGGTCAAGTATTATTAGGGGCTTGCCTTTTCGGCAATTATCTGGTATAATGGAGGGGTGGTTCGGGGCGGGGTAATACTATTATATTAGTAATACTTTATTATTATAGATTAATATTATCATCATCTTCGAGGTTCGGAATATCAATCATCCAATCATCGTCAGTTAATATATACTCACCGTTTTTTTGTTTTTCGACATTAGTTAAGTATCTCTCACGACCTCTGATAATCATAGAGGTGGTCGCAATACCTTCGGGTGTCTGTCGGTACTCTATTGCTTTCTCTGATAATTTATCTTTGTGTTCATCTGTTAATTCTTTATTAATCTGAGCACAACTCTGAGAGCAATGCAGTCCTCTCTTACGGTGTTCTTTTCCGCACTCAGGACACGATTTTAACTTATATACACCTGGCATCTTTTCCTCTAAGCGTATTTACTACCCACTTTTTTGCACAATTTCACACTTTATTGCACTATTGGAAGAATGAGTATAATATTTCTTTTCACCCTCTATTCTTGCGGCTATGGCATCTTCAATTTTATCATATCTACCCAAACTAATTTTTTTCCGATTGTGGCAAATTGTAGCGTGCCATTTCTTTCTGGAATCTTCAAAAAAAACACCTAAATGACCACTTGTTTTATTAGTTGAATAACAACTTTTTTTATTTTCTTGGTTTTGTTTATTTGTACAAGCTCTTAGATTTTCTATACGATTATTGATTGAGTTTCCATCTATATGGTCTATAAGTTCGTCCTCTTTTAAAGAATAACCATGCCAAACCCATATTAATCTATGAGCAGGATATCGTTTACGCCAAGGATAGTAACTTACAAACACATATTGTCTACCATCAACTTTTCCTGTAACGATATGCCCTGTCTTTCTGCCATTTTTGTAAAGATATCCGTCCTTATATTCAAAGATTTTTTGTAATTCTTCTGACGGAGGTAGTGTTTTTGCTTTAGTCATATGGTCTTTTCTTTAACATCACCACATTGTGTTTCCTTCCACTTACTCCATATGTTAGTGATTACTCTGTGTGATTTTGTTTGAATATCGGTTCTGGTTAATAACTCCATAAAGATATCTTCAAGGTCACTTCTATTACGCCATGTGCCAATAAAAGAACCATGCGGGTTTCGTGTGCCACGCAATACTGCTGGTGTGCTTACACATATTGCACCATTAGGTGAAAGGTTTGATGTTTTCAACCAAAGCAAGTATTCTTCAAATGTACCGGCAATAACATAATATCTCATTGTCAGGTTGCCATATGAGGTGCTGGTCTTGATGCAAGGTGATGCACCAGTTCCCGTAATGCGGCATTCTCTTTTTCTAAAGAATCAAGGCGTGTTTTCGCTGACTCAATCTGTCCTTCTAATATATTCAATTGATTGTTGACTTCTTCTACCGATACCCATTTACCAGAGATATCGGTCTTTAATGCTACATTGCTCATTTAATTTCCCATTTTAAACCTATTAATTTGTACATGAAACGGAACAGCAGATTTGGTTTAGATTTCATCTTAATAGTGGTTGTATCAATATCTAGAACCAAATGCGAGGCTGTAATGGTCGATGCACCAGTACCACCATTCGAAAGTGTATATAAACTTCTATCTATCGGTGACCATTCTATTTTCTGTTTGTAACAACCACTGTAATCTAAATCTAATTCGATTTGTTCGGTGAGGGGCCAAAAATACTGGATTTCAAGTTGGTTTCGCATCTCTTTGTTTCCTTTACCTCTTTGAGTATTTGATTTGTTTGCTCTTCAGTTAATGCACCATCATCTGGTTCATAACTATTGCCCACCATTTTGATTAGTTGACCATCAGAAAATAAAGCTTTGAATTCAATCCATGCATCATTATTGTACCCACCATTCTTTTCATCCTCACGATAAAATCGAATTGAACCATCAAAATCCTCACACTTCACCCATCTCTCATTATTTCGTTTGAAATAACCACCCACTACATTATCCTCAATATCAACCCATTCGCTGTCATATTCTTTTATCCAAAGATATACAAGACCAGATTCTTGGTCAACTTCTATCTTATAATCATCAATGAATTGACTTGGTGTGTCCTTTGTTTGATATTTAAACCCACCATAATGTATATAATCGAACATACCCATTATTCTAACTCCTCTTGCTTAAATCGGCGTTCCTGTATTGTTTCTTCTTTCCATATTTTGCGTGGCGATGAACACAATATACAGTTCGGTCGACCACAATCCAATGCATGATGCTTGGCAAACTTATGCGGTTCTTTTACATCGATACCGTGTGCCTTAGCAATCTTGGTCTGCTTTACAATTGCACTATTCTCTTTGTGTAACCGCTTTGAATGTTTGATTTTAGAATCTTCATCACTCATAAACACCTCCGATTATGGGTTGAGTAACTCGGTCAGCGAACGATTGTCACCAATTGCACCTCTTAGGAATGAATTAAACGCCAAACTAATGCGAGTATTGTCACCAGCCTTCTGCTCAACCATATGCGTTAATGATGATGGAAACACTACGATATCACCTGGCTTTACAGTAAAGAACCAAGTTTCTGCATTGTACCAACTCCACTCTTTTGGTTCCAATTTGATTTGTTTGTAACCCTCTTTAAAGAATGTAATCTTATCTTTTTCGGGGTCGGCATTGATATACATCACACCAGATAGAAAACTATTAGGGTGTGCGTGTTTGTGGTGATATTGATTTTCGGTTGTATAGTTTAACCATGCTTGTGTAATATAAGGCTTCACATCATCTTTTTGTTTGATAATGCTATCCAAATACATCTGTAAGGCCTGTGTCAGTTCTTGTTTGATGGTCGACATTGCATCGTGCTTCATCAAATAATTATCAAGACTGGTTACATTGCCTTCATTCTTAAATGTTGTTTTACCGTGTTCATCAAAGAATTCTAGTTCTTCTTTGGTGAATTCTCTTTCGATATTGGTAAAGATTAATGGCGTTGGAAATAAGCCATGCAAGACTGGTTCTTTCATTATGATTCCTTCAAGTGGTCAGTTCAGTAATTATAACACAAAAAAATAATAAATGCGGCAAAAATAAAAAACCCACCAATTTGGTGGGTACAATTAAACCTTATCTTCGGCACTCTTGTCAATAACAAAATTTATATATTCTACGGCATCATCTTCACAGGTAAAATACCGAATAATAGTTTGTGCCGTGTACCGAGAAATGAACATCAATAATATGTTTTCTTCTCGGTGTATCGATAATTTTATAAACCAGCCATTACGCTCACAAAGGTGCCAAGAACGCAAATTGTTCTTGATTTCAGTCCTCAGTTTGGTAGTTGCCGGCGATAACTTTTTTTGCATTGGTATCTCATTATACTATCTTATGGTATATGTAGTATATCAGAAATTTACAATACAATCAAATTATACGCCGAACAACACTCTCACCGTTTATGAATCTTAGAATATTTACCGTTGCGATATTCTTCTAAAACTTCACCACACACAACAAAAAATTTTGCGATTGATTTTAAGATTTTCATATCATGCCTCTGCGTTGGAGGTTCATAATTCTACGTTCAACATCAGCATGGTCAACAGAATCAGCCAAATAGGCCTCAATCTCATTTCTGTATGCAGGTGTGAATGTTCTTTTAACCCACTCCCAAAATCCTGTCATATCTGGCATATTAGGCCTTCGATGTTTTAGAGAATTTGGCCAATGAATCCAAGATTTGATTTGACACTTCTTGGTTGGTCTTTACGATTTGAGTAACAAACTCGGTTTGTTTATCGATGAAAGCGTTAAGTGGTTTTTGTAATTCTTTATCGGCAACAAATGTGTTGACAAAATATTTCTTTGCACCTTGAACGGTTTCGATGAATGTATCTACTGCGAACATAATATCTCCTTTAGACGATTAAAATAGTATGAGCCTCACTATTGAGCACCCATACTATTATATATGTTGCATTGCATCAAAAACCTAGTGTTTCTACTAGTATGCCTGGTCTATTTCACCTTATGAAACGGCATCTTCATATTGCATCTTCGCCAGAATATAATCTTTAACCAATGATGAACGGACAATATCATCGGCAGTAAATTCAATACGGGTAAATGCTTTCATATGCATGGCAATGTCAAAGAATTTCAATATGCCTGACATATCGTTTTTCTTTTTGTTCAGGTCGGTTTGCCTGTAATCACCACACCATAGAATCTTTGAACGATAACCAACCCGTGTCATAACGGTGTCGATTTCTTCAAAGGTCATATTCTGCATCTCATCCACAATGATAATGGCATCATCAAATGACATACCACGAATGAATGAGGTTGATATGAATTCAATATAATGTTGTTCTTCTAATCTATCCCATGCATCACGGCGACCAAATAGTGTTTCACATATTTGCCGATATGGCTGTTGGTAGATTTCCATCTTTTCATTTACATCGCCAGGTAAATGGCCAATCTCACGAGATTGTACTGCTGAACGGACAACAATGATTTTTTTGAATGGGTTTGATTTGTCAAGGACTTCTTCTATTGCCTTATACAATGCACAGAATGTTTTACCTGTACCTGCAACACCATGTAGTGCTACAAAGTAATCACCTCTTTTATATGCATCAAAGAATAGTTTTTGATTGTCGGTTAATGGGTCGAATGTTTTAAGGTCATCAATTCGTATTTTCAATTGATTGGTTGTCTTGGCTACTGTTATTGTTTCGTTGTTTGCTGTTTGTTTGCGAGCCATTAATTTTTCCTATTACATGAGATTTGTGGATTTTACAGGTCACCCATGAGTTATAATATGAATCACTCAATAATGCATGGCGATTGAATATTTCAAATGTTTCCATATAACTACACTCTGACCGAGATTTACATAAATGTAGAATTTCTCTTGTGTATTGTTCCTCCCCATTTTGTTTTACTTCTGCCTGCAATTCTGTATTGGAACCCCAATATGTTTCCCAATCAGAGGTCTTGCGAATCTTTTTCTTTTTGCCTTTGATTTGGCGAGTTCCAGCTTTGGTAAAGAATTTCTTACCAATATATTTTCGACCTGTTGGATTGTGGGTAATAAGATAGACGAAACCAAAGTAACCTTCGGCATCGTCAATATTGAATTGTTCTGGTGTATTATGAAAAAACCAAGTCATTAATAATCATCATCCTGCTGTTCAACTTCATCTTCCTGTATATAGGATGAACAGAAGGGACAGTAGGTTGGATTATCTTCACAATCATCTAAACTGAATTCAATGGTGTATTTTGAATCACACTCTGAACATTGGTGTTTTATAATCATTAGTCTGCTCTACCACATTTGGCACGCTTAGCATTGGTCAATGCACCAAAATCAACAGGCCATTCTTGACCTGGTTGTAATTCTATGGCATTTTGTGGATAACCAAAGTTAACGCCTGCATTTGTTTGAATTTGTGAAACGGGCAATCGAAATAATTTTAAATCGTTGCCTAGATTTGGATATGGTGGCACATGAGGGAATTGCCAACCAGCAATTTCATTTGTTTGATTGTTAATTACAATCTTATAAAATGCATGAGGCACTACAACACCAGTACCAATCTTCTTATCTTGTGCATTGTAAATGCCGCCAACATAAATCGTATACGATTGGTTTCTTTGAACGACCCATCCTCTTACAGAGGTCTCTAACAGTTTCCATATGCCACGGTTCAAAGAGCCAGCTTGCGGTGACATATTGGTCATCAAAAAAGATTCATACTCAACCTGT